CAACATCCTAGAGCATATGAAGTTGTAGGTCAACTAATAAAAACACTTACAGATACAAATGAAAAAATTGTAGGCATACAAGCTAAAGCTAAAGATATACTATCAGATCCTAAAAAAGCTGGACCAGATAAAGTAACTAATAATTTGTTTGTAGGAACAAACGCCGACTTAACCAAGCTCTTAGGAGGGAATGCAAGGAGTCAGTTGTTAGATGAACCTAAAAAATGAGTACATTTGGCATAGTGGTGATCCAGACTACGCAGGTAAAAGTTATATCATAAACGAAAAAGGCTTTCATTGGATGCAGAGGTTTGAAAAAACCAAGATGACATTCAGAGAGGCTTGTTTTGATGCAGCATTAAGACTTAGAGAAAGAACGAATAAAAGATTAGTGTTGCCAGTCAGTGGTGGTTGTGATAGTGCTATCATTGCATATGTTTTTGATAAGTTAAACATTGAGCACGTAAAGATCAATCAAATTTATCAATTCAGACATAAGATATTGAATCATGATGAGATACACAATCTACAAAACAATATGCCTATTACCTGTGAGTATGTTCAGAATGTAGATGTTGTTAAATTTGTCAAGTCAGATTACTATCAAAATACATTCCAAGATATGTTTCCTTGTCCAGCATATGCAGTATCTGAAACTGAATTAGTTAATCATAAAGCAATTGATCCTAAAAATGACTTTATTGTATGGGGCACTGGTGTGCCTGTGATAAACAGATACGTTGAGAACTGGCCAATACAATGCTTTGAACAAGGACTAAGAAGATTTAGAAGATTAGGATGCTCAGTTGTTGGAGTAGAAGATACTGAGTTCTTTGAAGACAACCCAATCATTCATGCTTCATGGTGGGATGATCATATGAAAGAGCAATTGGATATGTGGCATGAGAGTGGAATATACAATCACTCTTGGGATAAGATACTCAAAGCAATATACTTTGTCAAACATTTTCCAGAATTAGATAGATGGATGTTGCCAAAGAAGAGCTCACAAGAAGCATGGGTATGGTTTGATAGAGAAGTACTTAACCATAAGACCAATCATTATATGAATATGGCCACTGGAGAAACATACTATTCTAGTCCATATGCAACATTTAACTCTTGCAAAACAGATGATATCTATGATGTTGTCAATAATGATCGATCTATAAAGACTATAAATAACTTAAAAGGACAACTCTATTCATATACTGACTGGGCGGTAGAAGGTATTAATAGTAAATGGGAATAGTATCTGTCCGGGCCACATAGTTTATTATATACCAAAACAAGGATAAGTCAACGAATGTTTGAATATAATTTTAATTTAGTTAAAGTAGTTGACGGTGATACTGTTGACATCGATATTGATTTAGGTTTTGGTGTATGGTTAAGAAACCAACGTATCAGAATAATGGGAATTGATACACCAGAATCAAGAACGTCCGATCCAGTAGAGAAGAAGTATGGTATATTAGCAAAAGATCAAGTAGTAAAGTATCTTGCTAATTGTACTAAGTTCAAATCTTACAAGGATGGAAAAGGAAAGTTTGGTAGATTATTGGGTGACTTTGAAGTGTTCCATCCTCCTTCAAACAAATGGATGATGATGGCAGAAGCAATGATCACGGATAACTACGGTGTTAAGTATCATGGACAATCAAAAGATATGATTGTATCTGAACATCTTAACAATAGAACAAAGTTGAAAGAACGTGGCATTATCGACGAATGAAATTTATCTAGGTAATCCCAGACTCAAAAAGGCTGGAGTTGCATTAGATTATACAGAAGAACAAATCCAAGAGTTAGTGAAATGCTCTAAGGATATTGAATACTTTTGTCGTACATATATGAAGATTGTAAACATTGATGAAGGTGTTGTCAATCTAGATTTGTATGACTTTCAATTAGACATAATGAAATCTGTTGTTCATAATCGTTTCTCTATATGTAAGATGCCTCGACAGTCTGGTAAGACAACAACAATGGTTGCTGTTATACTTTGGTTTATCTTATTCAACGAATCATTCAACTGTGCAATACTAGCTAACAAAGCAAGCACTGCTCGAGAGATATTGAGTAGATTGCAAATGGCATATGAATGGTTACCTCATTGGTTACAACAAGGATTAGTTGAATGGAACAAAGGTAGTCTTGAGTTAGAGAATGGAAGTAAGGTTCTTGCAAGTTCAACATCATCGTCTGCTATACGAGGTGGTTCATTTTCGTTAGTATATCTTGATGAGTTTGCATTCGTAGATTCACAACTACAAGAAGAGTTCTTTGCATCAGTCTATCCTACCATTTCATCTGGTAGAACATCAAGAGTTATGATTACATCTACACCAAAAGGTATGAACTTGTTCTACAAGTTATGGGTAGATGCAGAAGAAGGAAGAAACGAATACGTTCCTATCCAAGTTCATTGGTCTGCTGTACCTGGTAGAGATGAAGAGTGGAAAGAACAGACAATCAAGAATACTAGTGAAGAACAATTCAGACAAGAGTTTGAATGTGACTTTATTGGTTCATCAAACACTCTTATCAATCCTAGTAAGCTAGCAGCATTAACTTTCCATGAACCAATATCACAAAATGAGAACATGAAGATATGGAAAGAAACAGAAAGAAGTCATGTATATGCAATTAGTGTTGATACTTCAAGAGGTATAGGAAATGATTATAGCGCTTTTACTGTTGTTGATTGTACTACTGTGCCTTATGAAATTGTATGTACGTATAGATCCAATGTTATTGCTCCTATGCTATATCCTTCTATTATTTATGACGCTGCACGTAAGTATAATGATGCTATCGTACTTGTCGAGATTAATGACATAGGACAACAAGTTGCTGACATACTACATCATGAGTTAGAGTACGAAGGTATACTAACAGCTGAGTGGAAAGGTAGAGCTGGTCAATTATTAACAGCTGGCTTTGGTGGTAAGTCTCAACAGTTAGGTGTTAGAACAACCAAACAATTGAAGAGAGTTGGTTGTGCAGGTCTAAAGACTATTATTGAAAATGATCGTTTGAAGATAAATGATTTTGAAATACTTAAAGAGCTTACTGCATTTGTTGTAAGAGGTCAAAGCTATGCAGCTGAAGAAGGATACAATGATGATCTAGTAATGTCATTGGTATTGTTTGCTTGGTTAACAGGTCAAGAATACTTTAAAGAAATGACTGATATAGATATAAGAAAGAACTTACTTCTAGCAAACGAAAAGGCTATAGAAGAAGAAATGTTACCATTTGGATTCTTTCAAGATGGTATACATGATCCAGAAGATGATATGCAAAAATATAAGTCGGACGATTGGATAACAGCTACGCCTTATGAAATTGAAGGATCGTGGTGAAAGCCGCTTTTTTATAAATAATGACATGCAAATCAAGCATTTCAAAACCTTAATGAAGGAGAATTAAGCCATGGCATTCCAAGTAAGTCCTGGTGTAAATGTTTCAGAAATTGACTTAACAACTATTGTGCCTGCTGTTTCAACAACAGAAGGTGCATTTGCTGGTTCCTTTAAGTGGGGTCCTGCAGAAGTTGCAACTCTTATTTCATCTGAAGAAGAGTTGGTATCTAGGTTTCACAAGCCAGACGGTACGTCTTTTGAATCATTTTTCACTGCTGCCAACTTCCTCGCGTATGGGAACGCATTATACGTAAGCCGAGCTGTAGCAGCTACGGCATTAAACGCAACTGTATTGCAGAACCCTGCAACTGCAGTTAACTCAGCTAACGCTCAAATGGCCATACAAATCAAGAACAGAGAACATTATGACAATGAAGTAACTGTTCCAAACTTAGCATCTTTCGTAGCAAAGTATCCAGGTTCTCTTGGAAACTCTTTGAAGATATCAGTTTGTGATAGCTCTGGTGCATTTGAATCATCAGTTTCTAATAACGTAGCAGGTATAGCTAACGTAGCATTGAATGTTGCAGTTGGTAACACTAGCGTTATAATTACTGCCGCCGATGTTAAAACAGGTTTCACACAAACATCTAACGTGACTGTTGCAGAGTACTTACTCGCACAGAACACAGTATCAAACGTTGCTTCTAGCTTTGCAGTTGGAGACATCATTCGTTTGGGTAACTCTTCTATTGGAGTTCAAGAGTTAGAAGTTGCAACTATTGGTTCTACATCAACCTCTGGTGCTCTTGCTGATAACAACAACGACACAATCTTCTCAGCAACAGCTACTTTAACATTGTCGTCTAAGTTCACATTATCTACTGCCTTCTCACTAGACTTAACATCACAAAGTGTTACACGTAAGTGGCAGTATGCAGGAAACTTTGATAAAGCTCCTGGTACAACATTGTGGACAAACAATGTTGCTAATAACTCTGATGGATCTGACGAGCTTCATATAATTGTTGCGGATGAAGATGGAGAAATCACTGGAGTCAAAGGACAAATATTAGAAAAATATGCTGGACTATCTCGTGCAACTGATGCAAAAGATGAGTCTGGTGAATCAATTTACTACTATAATGTAATTGATAATCAATCACAATGGGTACTTAATGGTGGTTTGAAAGTAAGACCAGGATCTGAGACACAAAACTCTACAGCTGATTATTCTAACGCTGCTGTAAACATGTCCAACTCTGCAGTTACAAACACTGTTCCATTCACAAGATCGTTTACAATTGGTCGTGATGGTGGTACAGCAAACGTAACAGCCTCCCAAGCTGCTGGTGATTCAGATAGTGGTGAAGCAAACATAGCAATTGGTCAATTGTCTAATGCTGTTGATGTATTCAAGAATGCAGAAGATATTGATATATCAATTGTAATGCAAGGTAAAGCTAGAGGTGGTACTCATGATCATCAATGGGCTAACTATATTATTGATAACATTGCAGAGTCAAGGAAAGACTGTGTTGTAACAGTATCTCCTCCTAAGTCAGATGTTATTAATAACTTTGGTAACGAGTCTGCTAATACAGTTGACTTCAGAAATGCTCTGACATCATCTTCATATGGTATCATGGATGGTGGATTCAAGTATCAATACGATAGATATAATGACGTATACCGATATGTTCCATACAACGGAGACGTTGCTGGACTAATGGTTAGAACAGATACAACTAGAGACCCATGGTACTCTCCAGCTGGATTCAATAGAGGCATCATTAAGAATGTTGTTAAGAATTCTTACAATGCCGACAAAGCTGATAGAGATGTACTGTACAAGAATGGTATTAATCCAATTACAACATTCCCAGGTCAAGGAACTATCTTGTTTGGCGACAAGACGTTGCTGGCTAAGCCTAGTGCATTTGATAGAATTAATGTTCGAAGATTGTTCATTGTTCTTGAAAAAGCAATAGCTACAGCAGCTAAATTCACCTTGTTTGAATTCAACGACGAATTCACAAGAGCTCAGTTCAGAAATCTAGTCGAGCCTTTCCTACGGGATGTTCAAGGTCGACGTGGTATTTTTGACTTTAAGGTTGTTTGTGACGAAACAAATAACACTGGCGAAGTGATTGATAGAAACGAGTTTGTTGGTGACATATACATCAAGCCAGCTCGATCAATTAACTTCATACAGTTAAACTTTGTTGCGGTCAGAACCAACGTTGAGTTCAGTGAAATCGTTGGACAATTCTAAGCTAAATAGATATAAGGAATAGGAGAGTTCAATGGCCTTTAATATAAACGAAATCAGATCACAGCTAGCACTAGGTGGTGCACGCCCTGCTCTGTTTCAGGTTATCATGAACAACCCAGTCAATCCGGCTGGGGACGCGAAGCTGCCATTTATGGCTAGAGCAGCACAGATTCCTGCATCAACAATCGGAACAATCGAAGTGGGATACTTTGGTAGAAAGATCAAGATTGCTGGTGACAGAACATTCGCAGAGTGGACTATTACGGTAGTTAACGATGAGGACTTCCTCATCAGAAACGCAATGGAAGAGTGGATGCAAAACATCAATACTCATCTTGGTAACGTAAGGTCCTTTGGAACTTCGGCTCCAGCTCTATACAAAGAAAATGCCCAGGTTATCCAATATGCAAAAGTTGGTACACCGTTGCGCCAATATACCTTCAATGGTATGTGGCCAATTGAAGTCAGCTCAATTGACTTAGATTGGAACACAACAGATGCTATTGAAGAATTCAGTGTGACCTTCCAGTATGACTGGTGGGAAGTTGACGGAGGAACAACGGGTAACGCTGGCGGCAATTAGATGAATAATCTAACTACATAATGTGAAAGTGATATAATTACATGGCTACCCTTTTTGGTTTTGAAATAAAGAGAAGGGCGGACGATCAGGCTACTGCTTCGTTCGCTCCTCTTGCTTTGGATGACGGTGCGCATCAAGTCTCTACTGGAGGCATGTATGGCACATATGTTGATCTCGAAGGAGCAACACGTACCGAAGCAGAAATGATTACACGATATCGTAGAATGTCTATGCAGCCTGAGTGCGACATGGCTATTGATGATATCATACATGAGTTTATAGTATATGATGAACACCAAAGACTAGTAGAAATAAACCTTGACCACGTTAAAGGTATAGGTTCATCTACTAAGAAAGTCATTCAAGAAGAGTTTGAATACATTCTTGATCTGTTAGAGTTCAATGAGAAAGGCTATGAAGTAGCCAGACATTGGTATATTGATGGACGTATGTTCTATCATGTTATCATTGATCCAGAGAGCGTAGCTGATGGTATTCAAGAGTTACGATATATTGATCCTCGTAAGATCAAAAAGATTAGAGAAAACAAAAAAGAACGTATACCTGGCACACAAGTTCAAGTAGAACGTACCAGAAGTGAGTTCTTTCTATACAACAACAAAGGATTTGTTGGATATCCTGGTGGCACTCCATCATCTGCTGGACAAGACCAAGGTGTTAAGATTGCCAAGGATGCTATTCTCCATTGCACTTCTGGTGTGATGAGTGAAGATAACAGATTAGTTTTATCTCATTTACATAAGGCTATCAAGCCTCTCAACCAACTTCGTATATTAGAAGACGCAACGGTCATCTACCGAATAGCTAGAGCTCCTGAAAGGCGTATATTCTATATTGATGTTGGTAATCTACCCAAGATGAAAGCAGAACAATACCTACGAGACATGATGGTCAAGCATAAGAACAGATTGATCTATGATGCAGCCACTGGCGAGATCAGAGACGATCGTAAGTTTATGACAATGCTTGAAGACTATTGGCTTCCACGACGAGAAGGTGGTCGAGGTACAGAGATTACCACACTACCGGGCGGTCAAAATCTTGGTGAGATGGATGATGTTATATACTTCCAAAAGAAGATGTATAAGTCTCTCAATGTTCCTGTCAGTCGCTTAGAGCCTGAAACAGGAATGACGTTGGGTCGTGCAACAGAGATCAATCGCGACGAAGTTAAATTTCAGAAGTTCATACAAAGATTGCGCATGAGATTCTCAATGCTATTTGATGGTGCATTAGAGAAACAATTAGTGCTCAAGGGTCATATGACACCAGAAGAGTATCAAGATATAAGACGTAATATCAAGTATGACTTCAAACAAGATAACTACTTTACTGAACTCAAAGAGAATGAAATTATCACAGAACGAGTCAATACATTGAATAGTATCGACCCATATGTTGGTAAGTACTTCTCACAAGAATGGGTAAAACGTAATGTACTTAGAATGTCCGATGACGAAATTGCCACATTGGAAGATCAAATGAAGGACGAGAATGACGCAAACACAGAAATGGATGCGGCGTTAGCGGATCCTGACATGGGGACTAACAATATTGACGGGCAAAATGGTCCCCCTAGTGACGGATAAATATAAATAATTGGAGATATAATAATGGCTGAACCTGAGGTGGAAACACCAGGACAAACGTTGAACGATATGATTAAGGCCGCAAACGGTGGAGAACCAACTGCATTTGCAGATTACTTCTCTGGAGCAATGGTCGGTAAGGTTAATGATAAAGTTGACCAGATCAGACAAGTTGTTGCGGACAAACTGGCTGGATTAGATCCATCAAGTACTCCTGCTATGGAGCTTGGGCCAGAAGAACAAGAAGGTGAAGTAGAGGCATCAGCCGAAGACGATACAACTGAAGAAGAGGAAGAACAGTCAGATGAAGAGATTGAAACAGCTGACGGAACAACCGAAGAAGATTGATATCATTCCTACTCCTGGACAGGATAAAGGAATGAATGTCAGTTACAAGAATCCCGGTGTGCCTGGCGAACGTGACTTCAAAGACAAGCATGTTATTGCCAAGACGGATTACCCTGTTCCTGAAAAGAATGCTGGAGACAAGGACGAACTTTTCTCTGGTGGTAAACGTACTAAAAAGAAACGCATTGCTGATCAAGAAAACGAAACTAATTCACAAATGTATGAAGCTGCTGCTAATAAGAAAGCAGAAGAGATCGTACAGTCTATGAAAAAGAATAAGTCAGACTTTGTTAGCCGATATGGTAAAGATGCAGAGTCAGTCATGTATGCAACAGCCAACAAGATGTCTCAAGAAGATTTTGATCCTGATCAAGATGGAATGTGGTTGTTAGATGATGATTCAGAAGTTATGATTGAAGCTCATGAGATGGCTAAACTAGAAGAAGTATTTGATAGTTTATCAGATGAACATCAAGACCAATTTGAAAACTTATTTCTACAAAACAGAGAAACCAACTCTGCATTGCTGAATTGGGTTAGGAGTGTAGCGTGATAAAGGTAATTGCTAATACAGCCGTACTAGATGCTGATCACGATCAACAATCTTACCGCTATGTTAGGATTGTTAACACGCATGCTACATCAGTTGCCAACGTAGAGATTGGAACAACAAACAGTAATGTTGTTAAGACAATCAACCTAGATGGTGGTGAGTCAATCAATCTTGATCTTGGTGCAACTGGATTGTATGTTTCATTGCACACTAATGTCGCAACATGTTACATCACTCCGATAGCTGGAGGAAGCTCAGAATGAAGCTAGTAACAGAACTTGTCGAACGAGTTGACGTCAAGATAGAAATAAACGAAGAGACAAAACAAAAGAGTCATTTCATTGAAGGTGTATTCCTTCAAGCAGAAATGAAGAACCGTAATGGTAGAATGTATCCTATGTCTACAATGCAAAAGGAAGTCAACCGTTACAATGAAGAATATATTCAAAAGAACAGAGCATATGGTGAGCTAGGTCATCCTAATGGACCTACAATTAACCTCGAAAGAGTGTCCCATATGATAAAAGATTTGCGCCAAGAAGGTAACAACTATATTGGTAAAGCAAAAGTTTTAGATACCCCGTATGGTAATATTGTCAAAAACTTAATTGATGAAGGTGCTCAATTGGGAGTTTCAAGCCGTGGTATGGGTACTCTAAGAGAGAAGGCAGGATGTCAAGTAGTACAAGATGACTTCATGCTTTCTACGGCCGCTGACATTGTGGCTGATCCCTCAGCACCTCAAGCATTTGTTAATGGAGTGATGGAAGGGGTCGATTGGGTATATGACGCTGCATCTGGACATTTCAACGCAATGAAAGTTGTGGAAGAAACGAAAGATTTAGGACGGAAGTCGAGTAAGGAACTTCAAGAATCAGCATTAAGACTATTCGATAAATACCTAAAATCGCTATAAAAAACAGTAAAATTATAAATAAGTTTAATGACAAACTATAGGAGTCAATAATGGCAAGAGAAGAAGCTCAGGAGCAGATTGAGGATTTAGAATCCTTAACTGACGACGATGAAATTCTTGAAGCCGCTGACGACGTTGAAGAACAAGAAGAAGAGCTTGTTGAATTCCAGGCTTCTGGTGAGGACTCTAGTGTGGCCGACCCAATCGATACTGGTTCTTCACGTAGGAAAGCGGATAAATCAAACGCTATGCCAATGCCTAAGTTAGGTAAAACTGGCGTAATACAAAACGTAGTAGATATGTTTTCTAAGATGACACCAGGCCAAGCCTCTAAGGCTTACAAAGGCTTGATGGATTCTTCTGGAAACAAAGCATCTATCACTGCTAAAGGTGATGCAGCTAGCCCTGTAAAACTTCATACAATGGCAAACATCAAAGTTAAAGAAGACTTAGAATTGCTTTTCAAAGACAAAGAAAGCCTCACAGAGGAATTCTTTGATCAAGCATCTACAATCTTTGAAGCAGCTTTGAATGCAAAAGCTACAGTAGTAGAAGAAGCATTAAAAGAAGCCTATGATAAGAAGTTAGCAGAAGCTACAGCTCAACACGAAACAGATCTTGAAAACAAGTTAGACGAATACTTAGAGTACGTTGCTGAAACTTGGATGAAAGAGAACGAGATCGCCATTGAATCAGCTCTTAAAGTAGAAATGGCTGAAAACTTTATGAATGGCGTCAAGGACCTATTCAAAGAATCTTACATTGAGATTCCTGAAGACAAGGTTGATCATGTTGCCAACATGGAATCTGAAGTTGTAGAACTGAAGAAGAAGTTGGACGAAGCAGTCAACCAAGAGATTGATCTTAAAAAGATCATGAAAGATCAACACGCAGCTATCCTTTTCAATGAGAAGAGTAGAGGCATGACCCTTAAACAACAAGATGAGTTTAAGGATCTCGTTGAAGGCCTAGACTATGATAGTGAAGAAGACTTCACATCGAAGCTCGACACTATTCTTGAAACATACTTTAACAAGAAACCAGCCGCAACAGAAACTGAAATCAATGAAGAATTAGTTGAAGTTGATACCGAAGATAAGCCTACGGGAATCTCTGACGGGCCAATGGCTGCTTATGCTCAGGCTATTTCAAGAACCCTTCAAAAATAAATCTTAACATACGGAGAAATAAATGTTAAACGAAGATTTATTGCAGAAATGGCAGCCCATTATTGAGCACCCCGACTTAGACAAAATTGGGGATGTTCATAAGCGGAACGTCACAGCTGTAATGCTAGAAAACACAGAAACTGCTCTACGTGAGTCAGCTTCTTTTAACCCACAATCGTTGCTTGAAGCAGCCCCAACAAACGCAATGGGTGCTTCGTCTTCAACTGCTGGCGATGGTAACATTGATATCTACGACCCAGTTCTAATCAGCTTGGTTCGTCGTGCAATGCCAAACTTAGTAGCATATGACATCATGGGTGTTCAGCCTATGACTGGTCCTACTGGTTTGATCTTTGCAATGAGATCACGTTACACTAACCAGACTGGTGATGAGACATTCTATAACGAAGTTAACACTGGCTTCTCTATGGATAAAGATAGCTCCACAAACACCAACGTTGGTGGTGCTACTCAAAACCTAGGTACATTCGTAGGTAACGGTTACTTAAACAGTTCTGCTTCTAACATTGAACTGTACAACTATGCTGCTGGTATGACAACAGCTCAAGCAGAGCGCTTGGGTGATGGTGCCGCTAACGCTTTCCCAGAGATGGCATTCAGCATTGAGAAGATTGCTGTGACTGCAAAGTCCAGAGCTCTCAAAGCAGAATACACAATGGAATTGGCACAGGACTTAAAAGCAATCCACGGATTGGATGCTGAGTCCGAGCTAGCTAACATTCTTTCGACTGAAATCTTGGCTGAAATCAACCGAGAAATGATTCGAACAGTTAATGTTATCGCTAAGGTTGGTGCCCAAGATGACACAACAACAGCAGGTAAATTTGACCTAGACACCGACTCTAACGGTCGTTGGATGGTTGAGAAGTTCAAAGGTCTGATGTTCCAGATCGAACGAGAAGCTAACAGTATTGCGAAGGGTACTCGTAGGGGGAAAGGCAACATGCTGATCTGCTCTTCAGATGTTGCTTCCGCACTACAAATGGCTGGTGTATTAGATTACACTCCAGCTCTTAACTCTAACAATTTGCAAGTAGATGACACAGGCAACACTTTTGCTGGTGTACTAAACGGACGAATTCGAGTATACATTGACCCTTATACAACTGGCAACTATATGACAGTTGGTTATAAAGGCTCTAGTGCATTTGATGCCGGTCTATTCTACTGCCCATATGTTCCATTACAAATGGTTCGTGCGGTTGGGGAAGATACTTTCCAACCTAAAATCGGCTTCAAGACTCGTTACGGCGTGATCGAGAATCCGTTTGCACGAGGTACATCAGCTCTAGCAGCTGCTGGTACGCTTTCTGCAGACTCCAATGAGTACTACAGAAAGATCCTTGTAGATAACATAATGTAATTTAGGTTACATAACCAACTTAGAGGAGGCTTCGGCCTCCTCTTTTTTTGTATAAATAGACATATGATAGTTAAGCAACAAGTATTAGTTAACGTCAGATATTGGATGCCAGACTACAATAACATCCTTCAAGAATTTATCTGGGGTACAGAAGACATAGTACCAGAGTATCCTAGAGTACATAAATTTTTGATCTATTGGCATCATAACATTGATGCTGTGATCAATGAGGTATTGGTTGCAGATTCAAACACTAGAGAGTATAGGAGCGTCGATTGGCTACTCAAGTCGCAGGAGCACTAAGGGATCAGCCTGATAACACTCAGTTTCTATCACCACTGGGTTTCAACTTTTCTATTAAGAAGCTACCAAATACAAACTACTTTGTGCAAGCAGTGAATGTTCCTACTGTACAAATGGGTGATGCAGTACTACCAACACCTTTTGTTAACATTCCAACAATTGGTGATCGTATGGCATTTGCTGAGTTTCAACTATCATTCAAAGTAGATGAGGACATGACAAACTACATTGAATTATTTGATTGGATGGTTCAATTAGGATTCCCAGAAGACTTTGCTCAATCTAAGAACATATATCAAAAGCAAAGAAGTGTTGACTTTTTAGCGGATGGGCCGTATAGTGATGCTACAGTAACTATATTGAACAGTGCTATGCAGCCTAACTTAGAAGTACAATTTGAAGACTGTTATCCAACAGCACTGTCTGATTTACAATTTTCAACCACGGCACCTTCAGTTGATTACATAGAGTGCCAAGCAACATTTAGATACAAGCTGTTCAGGATTCTAAGATTGGGTTCAGCTGGAACTACGGATACACAATCTACTAATTTTTAGGATTTATTATGAGTTATATTGAACCGAAGTGCGTCGAAGGCGCCTTCTCTGAAGACCTATTGCTCGACATCAAAAGAAAATATTGCACATGGTTCCAACATGGTTGGAAGTCTCATAATCGTAACACATTTGAATACGGTCATGGTCAACATAACATTGTTAAGCAGCCAAAGCACTTCCAATGGGATATGTTGAACTCACCAGACATTGAAACAAACCATCCAATAATGTTAGATACATTTGATGTTCTTCAAGAAGTCATAGGTAACAGAGCATTGTATAGAACGTATACAAAGACATATCACTTTGGACAAGATGCATATCCACATACAGATAAACAAGCAAGAGATGGAAACGTAGTTCAATCACATCCTGGATTTGAAACTGCTATTCTTTATATGACAAAGGATTGGGATCCTAAGTACTATGGTATGACTCTATTGTATGACGATAGTCAAGATGTAGAAGTTGCCATGTTGCCAAAGTATAATAGATTGTTTATCTTTGATAGTGCTCAGCTACATTCAACATCACCTCTATCAAGAATAACTCCTTTTGAGAAAACCATTATGGTATTCAACACCGCTCCAAAAGGGTATGGTGATGAAGGTGTAAAGTATCTGTATGACAATACAACTAAAGTTCAGCACACAGGAAGACCATTCTTTCATCATCTATGGAATGTCTATATGTACTTAGAACAGTTAGGTGCTGAGAAGCCAGTGTGTATGGCAGGGCTATGGCATAGTGTGTATGGTGATGTGTATAAGAAACATGATGTCAATATGTTCACACCAAAGATAGTTGAGAAGCATATTGGTAAGGAAGCAGAACGTCTTATCAAAGCATATGGTGATATGGCTCATGGAATATCTCCACGATTTGTCAATGTTATCAATAGCGGTGATAAGAGACTAATGATGATTGAGTTAGCTAATCTTGTTGACCAAAACTTCAATGGACAGTATAATGAAAGATGTCAGAAGTTAGTGGTAGCAATCGATGAACTTAAATGATTATTATGATCACTGGGCAAAAGATTCTAAGATAGATAGAACTGAGCTTGGTGAAGAGTCTATACGTATACCTCAACTCCATCACAAATACTATAGGTATTTTGCTGAAGAGAGATTGAAGTTAACTAAACTTCAAGAGGAGTATAAGAGTCTCAAGAAAGACAAACATGATTACTATTCTGGTGTAATGGCAGAAGAGGATCTTGTTGAACGTGGTTGGGAACCTAACCCTCTACGTATTCTCAAAACAGACGTACCAATGTACATTGAGTCTGATAAAGATATAACAAACCATAACTTAAAAATAGCATATGCAAAAGAAAAGGTAGAGTTCTTAGAGTCAATAATAAGATCATTGAATGTAAGAGGATACCAGATCAAGACTGCTGTTGATTGGGAAAAGTTTAAAGTAGGTTTATGATAGAAATTGTTTACAAAGATGACGTCCACCTCCAAGTAAAATGTGATTCCTCTGTAGCTCAAGAGCTATCAGACTTCTTTACGTTTGATGTACCTGGTGCAAAGTTCATGCCAGCTGTACGCAATAGAGTGTGGGATGGTAAGATAAGATTGTTCAATTCTGTGACAAGAACGGTATACACAGGACTGAAAGATTATATTGTTGACTTTTGTGGTGTGCGAGGATATAATTGTATAGTGGACGAACGATTAGTTGCCACAACTCCTTTCACAATTGATGATGTAGATGACTTGGCTAAGACATTGAAACTAAGTATGGAACCAAGAAACTATCAGAAGAATGCTGTAGCTCATGCTATAACAAACAAGAGAGCTATGTTAGTATCTCCTACTGCTTCTGGTAAGTCTATGATCATCTATATGATTGCAAGATACTATCCTATGAAGAAGTTAATTATTGTACCTACTACAGGTCTTGTTGCACAGCTTGCATCAGACTTTCATGAGTATGGATACACAGATGACATTCATATGATTACAGCTGGTGCTAGTAAAGATATTGATACAGAGATTACTATTACAACGTGGCAGTCAATCTACAAGCTACCAAGAAAATGGTTTGAGCAATTCCAAGTTGTTATTGGTGACGAGGCTCACTTATTCAAAGCTAAGTCATTGACTACAATAATGTCTAAGCTAGTTAACTGTCCATACAAGTTTGGATTCACAGGTACACTAGATGACTCACAGACACATAAGTTAGTGTTAGAAGGATTGTTTGGTCCAGTAGAAAAGGTAGTAACCACGTCTGAGTTGATAGAACAAAAACATTTAGCTGAGTTAAAGATAAATATATGCATCCTAGACCATAGTAGTGAGAACAAAGCAAAGATGGCTAGGGCGTCTTACAGAGATGAAGTTAACTATATTATAGCAAGTAAAGCTCGCAATGACTTTCTAATTGAGTTGTGTAAGGAGCTAAAAGGTAATACACTCTTGCTATATGCACTAGTTGAAAAGCATGGAAAAGTGTTATATGACATGGCTCAAGAATTGGATAAACCAACATTCTTCATCCATGGTGGCGTTTCTGGAGAGGAAAGAAATGAAGTTAGAGCAATTGTTGAGAAAGAAGAACGAGCAGTCATCATTGCATCGTATGGTACATTTAGTACTGGTGTTAACATTCGCAGGCTTAATAACATCGTGTTCGCTAGCCCCTCAAAAAGTAAGATTCGGGTATTGCAATCAATTGGTAGAGGCTTGCGGAAAGACCCAGGTAATATGGGAACTAGACTTTACGACATCGTCGACAATCTTTCCAAAGGAAAGTGGGTTAACTATACCGCCAGGCATTACTCGGATAGAGTAAAGCTGTACAATGATGAACAATTTCCATATAAAGTATACACGTATACACTAAAGGAGTAGTTATGCCAGCAGGGTATTATGGCTTAGTAAAGCTAATGAATGGTGAAGAGATTCTAACAAGAGTGGTTGAAGATGATGGAGAGTATCTTCTATTTGAAGATCCTGTCATTATGTACAGATCTATCTCACCAAATGGAATGACATGGATCCAATGTTCGCATTGGTTACTATTCAACAAGACAAACTTGATAACAGTCCATAAGTCTAAGGTCATTGCAATTGCAGATGATCTACATGAAAATATAATCAGTAATTATGAAAGATTTTTGAAAGAAGGATACACAGAGATGGATGCACAGAATGAAGATATTGCGGAGCAACGCAAGAGAACCAAACGAATGGTTGAAGCTCTAGGCGTTGGTGATGCCAACACTACTTATCACTGATGGCTAAGCCTAAGAAGGCACACTATGTCGATAACAAGCAATTGTACGCTGTTATGGTCGAGTATAAAAAAGCTGTTAATGAATCAGAAGAAAGTGGAGATCTCAAACCACAAATACCAAACTACGTTGGGCGTTGCTTACTTCAGATTGCTAATAGGCTAGCAACTAAACCAAACTTTGCTAACTATACATTCAAGGATGATATGATTAGTGATGGTATTGAGAACTGTGTGAGTTATATCCATAACTTTGATCCAGAGAAGTCTAATAATCCTTTTGCATACTTCACACAAATTATATACTATGCATTCTTGAGAAGAATACAAAAGGAGAAGAAGCAGCTATACATCAAACATAAGTCATTGGAACAGTCTGTACTGTTTAACTCATTAGTTGAGGGTGATGATATGGGTATAGGTAACAATGTTGAAATTGGCAGTGATTATATGAATGACTTTGTCAAAAACTTTGAAGCTAAAGAAGTAAAGACAAAGGAAAAACGTAAGCAAGCCAAAGGTGTTGAGAAATATTTTTAAATGAAAATTGCAT